TTCTACCTGTTTCTCGGTAGATGATGTGGTCTAGTTGTTGTAGGTGGCGTGTCTGCCAGCCTACGGTTCGGGCTACTGCGATAGCCTTCGGGCATTTGAACGTCTCTGAGGGCTTCTGAGAGGCGTATGCGGGGCTTGTGGTAGCGATGGTTAGGGTCAGGATTATGGGGGCAAGGATGCGTTTTCGCATGGTTGTCCTTTCGTAAGACAGCAGGGGACTAGGCAGGGTTCATTCGACTCCTTCTAAATGTAAAACGGATTAGGAAAGTTTAGCAGACCGAGGCTTCACATCATCACCCCACACCACCGCAACAGGAGCATCAGCCATAGACCACAAATACTCCTGCTTCACCCAATAAGTATCAAACCTCGACAACTCAGACACCTCAATACCCTTCTGCTTACTGATCCAACCAGCAAGCAACACCTTATTATCCTTCACGATAGCCAAAATAAAGTTCGCATCCTTATCGTTCGGATGTAAAAACAAATGACCGTCCATGTGCGACGTAGACCTAATCTGCCAGTCACCCACATCGCCACGCAACTCAGACAACTTCTGATTAGTAGTCGGCTGCCACCACAAATCAAACGCTTTAGCCACCGCATACTCAGCGATAGCACCCATCACATCAATCTCCCAATAATTCTTCCGTTCACCAGCACCATAAAACTGTGGTCTCCCCTTGAACATTGACGAGATCCTACGTTGGCATCCACCAACAGCCGCCTGCAACATCTCATACTCGTTCAACGTCACCACAATCTGCATCAGTACCCTGCTTCCTTAAGTAAGGCAACCCACACAGACACAGGCATAACCGCATACCAGTCACCCACATCCAACGTGCCACGTTTCTTCGCAACCACAGCACCCGTCGAAGCGTCAGCGTTCGCAATCTCCTGCTCCAACTCTTTCAACCACTCCGACAACGTGATCTTGGCGTGGTCTTTGACCTCAATCACAACGCCTGGAATACCCGCAACGTCACCTTTATCGTTAATGCCAGCCAAAGCGCGACGTTCAACGTAAGGAAAGAACTCTTTAAGATACGCCACCACATTGTTCTCCGCCTTTGTGCCTTTCTGTTTTGATTTACTCATCACCCACAACCTGTCTATCCAACAAAAAATCTTTGTAGTCCTCCAACATGGCGTGAGATAAAAGCATTGCTTGTTTCGGCATACCGTCCTCAATGTTTTCATGTATCAACTGGATCGCATAGGCAAGGCGGTGACACATGGAACGGTAACGGTCACGTTCACCTACGGCGTACTCGTAACGTGGGAACTCAATCATTATTGGTTCGTTTGGATCGTCGGACTTTTTGTTGTCGGTCATTCTCATACTTTACAAAAACGACGTTCCGTGAAGCGGCTCTGATAATCCCAGCGAGTGAATCGGCAATGGTTTTCCAATGGTGCATTTGTTCCCATGCACATTGGTTGCAGTACCCGCGATAGGTGTAGTTCATGTTGTGACAGTTCACACACTCAGTCATACCACCTACCACCTCTATCAACACGAGTCATAGCGTCAGCAGTTGCAGGACTTACACAATCACGACATGGATTTATTCCTTTATTGGGACAAAGGAAAACATGTTCTCCCCACTTCGCCCACCTGTCACGGTCTGCCCGTAGGCGTTCAATCTCATCAGCGGCTTCGTACATGATGTCAAACAAAAAAATACTTTTACCTTCCCGTAGTCGGGTCACAATGTCATCAGTCACCTGTAAACCCCCCGCTACCTTTCCGATTGTAGTAATCAGAAACATCCTTATTGTTCGGATCATTCACATAATCCACAACCTCACCGAAAATGTCGGCAACAGACTTCTCTTTTTTCTTTTCTTCTTTATTGTTCTCCACGTTGTACCTTCCAATACTCAGCCCACGCAGGGCTTTCAGGGTCTACTTGTGCAATCATCATCTTGGCGACAGTACGCCAACGGTCACGGTCACGCTCCATCTCCATCAAAGCCTTACCTAACTTGTTGATGTCAGACAGCATGTTGTAAGAAGCATTACCGTTTCTCACTAACTGTTGTAAGTCATAACTATGCAAGCGTATAAAACCACCTTCGTCTGGTTGACCGTAATAGTCGTGCATTTCTTCTTTATTCATCGAACGCTCCTCGCCACCAAGCATCCCCGAACACCTCAAACGGGTGATACCCCAACTCGCAACACACCTTGTCAGCCGTATAAGGATCAACCCCATTCGCCCGCCAATACCGCATCTTGCGACCAAGCGAAGAATGTTTATCAACCTGCTCATACATCAACGCAAGAAGCGGAGCAGCGTCCAACTTCCTAGCCTTGATAGCCGCACGAGTTTCCTTCTTCTTAGCGTTACGTTTCAGATTAAAGTTTTCCCAACTACGGACACACTTATCACAGCGGCACTTATCGCGGTAATACTTCTGTCGCCCATGCTTCAACGGTTTCAACTCAGTCATTACGCATTTCTCCCACAACTATTGCATAACCAAAAGTTTCTAGAACACCATCACGGTAAATGAATTTTGTTTCTTTAACATCCATACCCTGCTGTTCTGCTTCAATCTTGGCAAGTAACTGTGCTGTTTCTTCCCATTCTTTAGACCACCGAAAGTTAGGTTCTGCTAGGTATTGCATAACATATTCAGTCATTACTGTCCCCTTTGAAATGAGGCGCGCAATCCAAACAAATGTACGGTTCGACACGCTCCGAAATAAACAAAGCGATACCGCAACCACAACCACATTGACAGTTAGTTATCATTTGGTTTCACCCCTTCAACAATTTCCAGTATCCACGCGATACTGCGGTTCACCATCTCGTGTGGGGGGCAGTCCAACGCTGTAGAAATTTCTTCAACGTCAGCCTCCCCACCCACAGCGAACATGAACAACAGTAAAGCGATCATGTGTGCGGCGTTCTCCCAATCAGGGCAGAACTCCTCATTCATTTTCTGCATTAACTTTGTCCCATTCGTTCTGCAACATTTCACGGAACAAACGAGAACGCTTAATTTGTTTCGCTTCACAGATTTGTGCGATTTGAAACAACTGTTTCTCTGTTACACGCAAGCCGATGATGCGGCATGATGCTTGTTCCCCTGTCGGGTCTACTGTTCTTTTATTTGGCATTGTTAAATTCTTTCTTCTCCAAGTGATTCTCGAATCAAAGAAGCAATACTTTTTTTCTGTTCGTTTGATTTTTTTTGTAATTGTTTATGTGTATCTACAGACAATGTAATGGTGATACGCATAATGTCCCCTGGTATTTCTTTTGGTCTAGCCATTACTCTTTTGCAACTCCTTGAACGCGACACGCAGACGAGCGAGGTCGGTTGCTTTGATGTTGTCAAGGTCTTGCACCCCTGCGAGACTGGCTACCTTTTTAGGGTCAATCTTTTTGGTGGCGCAAGCAATGAAGAACTGTGACACTTGATCTGATGAGAGTGTCCCATCTGATTCTGTTTGTACTTTTGGTTCTTCGAACTGTGATGGTGTTTTAGGTGCAGGCTTTGATACTGGTTTAGAAGCAACGGGTGTTTCTGTTGTTTCTTCCCATTCCTGTTTTGACCATAATGACAATGCAATACCAAAACGCATAGCGGCATTACGCAGAAAGTCTGATACAAGTTCTTTATGAAGATCAGGTTTGTGTGCTTCACATGAACCTACAGCGACACGACTAGCACCAAGAAGGTGAAGTGTCCCCCACATAGAAGCCATACGGACAGGCATTGGGTCTTGCCCTTTGCGTGGTACTAGAGCGTCATGGAAATGGATTGCTGGTACACCGTCAATGAACGATGCTGGTTCCCATGACCACATCGGGTCAATCTCGATAAGTATGCGTGTGATTTCTGCGTGACCTACATAGTCAAGGTCAATCCCTGATTTGCGTAGTTTCCCGACTATTGATGGTTCTGGTACTGCATAGTTAGTGAGGACATCTTGCAGTCCGATTGTTTTCTTTTCCATTATTTTTCCCCTTTGATTAGGAAGGTTCTTGTTGTTGTTGTTTTACTGAACTGTCGTGCGATGTCTGGGTGTGCCGCTTTGAACGCCTTGATGTCAAGGCTTTCCCTTCGTTGTCCCTTCCATGTAGCAACAGTTACACCATTGATAGTAGCGGTATCAGCGTTACCGATCAAGTCACAAATCTCCGCTTTCAACTCATCTTCTAACTGTTTGTATGATGCAAGTTCTGTACGCACATGACGTAACTTCTTGAATAAATCAGCAGTAGTTTCAGGAAGATCCACAACCTGTGCGACAGGCTGCGAGTAGCGCGTCTGAATAGTTTCATACGACCAACGCACACCATCAGGGGTGATACCTAATTCGATAGCGTTCAGCCACGCCTCAACCGCTGCGATGTGTTCATCTATTTCTTCCTGACTTATGACCTGATCATGTAAGTGAAGAATCATTGACGGGTCAAAGATTGCCCAAGTAATCACATTTACGTCAGCACAGATAGCCTGCTGGATTCCTTGGATACGCCAATAGTCAGGCAACTCACCTTCCCACTGACGGGTAGTGGTTTTGATTTCCAACACTTTCCGTTCAGCGTCCTTCTCATAGAAGCCATCCAACGTGGCGACCATCTTCGCACCGCCATCGGTGTCCGCACAAAACATTTCTTCTGGTGTGGTGAACGGTATCCCCATCTTGTCGGCTGCCCATTCCATAACGAACGGCTCTAGCCTGTTGCCTCGTTCCATCGCAGGGTTCGGCGGGATAGGTGATGGTGCTACGTCGCCTAACAGTTCGGCTGCGTATTTATCTTTCGGCA